ACAGCAGAATTTTTCGATAAAGCGACCGGCGTGGTCGGCCGCGTCCTTATCGTAGTGGCTGCCCTTGGCCATGAACCGTGTCGGTTTGTATTTTTTCAGTTTCCTCATCATCCGCATCGTCACCTTCTTCCTCTATAGGGCAAAGCTGCGAGGGATCGGATACCATCGCATCGTAGGGAAGTTCATTTCTGTCGATTAAAAATTTCATCACATTCTCCAAGCATAAAAATAAGCCGCCTCAAGCGACTTTTCCAAAATCTATCTGTACGAGAGATAGAGCCGTTTGGCTCCGCTCCCTTATTTTCTTTTTTGTTACTGCTGCATAGCCCAGGCTATGGCGTGACCGTCATCCGTAAATTCCACATCACTTGCCATGTAAAGCCCTATGGCGCTTTCGCAAGTATTCTTGCCATCTTCAAGGTATTCGTAAACCGCTCCGAAATAGGAAGGTTTGTTCTGACCATTGTAGAAGTATCCGGCAAGCAGCACCTTATCTCCGAAGGTCAGAACCTTGTTCCATCTGCTTTCAAGATCCTCCGGCGTGGTCGGATTCGGCAGTCTGTATTTCTCTATAGCTTCGTTTATCGTCATCTTTCGCATCCTTTCTTAATACCAACCCTTGCCAAGCTCGTAAGCCTTAACGAGCGCTTCTTTCAAAGTCCATACGCTGATTTCGATAAAGTCCTCGCTGTCGTTTCCGTGTGATTCAATGTCTTTTCTTCCTTCAAGAGCAGGTATCATCTGAAGCGCCATCTCAGTTACGCGCTGTTCATTTTTCCTTTTCAGAGATTCCATCGCCTCTTTGAAGCTCTGGTCTTTCATTTCCTTGTTTGTCATTTTCATATCCTCCGTTTCTTTTGGTATGTACATATATCACTCTAAGCGGAGATAATAGCAAGTCTTTTCTGTAATTTTTTCAAAGAAATTTGCACTTTTATTCCTCTCCTGTGAGGATGAATCTGACGTATTCCTTGCGGTGTTCCTCGAGATAATTTACCAGTTCATAGTAGTTCATCTCATAAGCAATCCGCTGAACAGCATTCACATCAAACATATTGGCAAGACCTGTATCTCTAACGGCAAGGATCTGATCTCTTACTTTAGCATCCATCAGTCGCACCTCCTGCATAAATCCTCGCCATAGGCTACGGAAAGTCCGGAGCCGTTGTCCCAGCGAACCATAATGGAGCCGATATCATCCACTCCTATAACAGTGCCTTTTATTCCGATGGGCGGTGCCTGCGTATCATCCATACGGATGAGTTCTACACGGCATCCGGCAGGATAGGACTTTCTGATTCCCTCTACCGTTTCTTTGCTTGGAAAATTCATTCTGACGCCTCCTCACCGTTTAGGATGGCTCTGATTTCCTCTTGAATCTGCGGGTCTTTTAACCTTTCCTTTGCTTCCTGCACATCGATTTTTACAGTGTTTTCTGGATTCGGAATAAGGCATTCTTTTTTATGACCGCTTTTAAAGGCTCCTGAACCTGTGAGATTTTTAAGCAAAATTTTTCTGTCCGTCTTATATTCATCACCGATAAACCCAAGCCTTAAGAGAAAACATCTGAATGCGTATTTTTCGTTTGCTGTTTCTTTCTCCGCAGCTGTTACTCTTGTCGCTTCCTTTGCCATTTTGGAGAGCTTTTGAATGAAGACCGCATAAGCGTGAAGAGCTTCCGGCTCCAGCTCGTTAAACCAGGGAAAGATTACTTTTTCTTTCGTTACCTCAATCGGTAGTGAATCCGCCCCGATTGCTTTTTTGATAAGCGTTTCCTTACTCTTAATGATTTTTTTCAGATTCTCAAGCGCCGTATCCGTGTAGTAATCCCTTGGCATTTCGATATGAATGGCATCGATTTGTTTTTCCTTTTCTCCACATTCAAAGCCCGCATCCGCAATGGCTTCGAGCAGCTTTTCAACTTCCTCGCTGTCTGCCATATCGTCAAACTGAAGCGTTCCGTCCTTTGTGACCGTGAAATAGTCAATCTCATAAGCTGCGCTGGGCATTCCCATATACTTGGCTTTTGCTCCCGTGGCAGACGAGATTGCCTTTACCAGTTCTTTGCGTTTTTCTCCTGTTACGCCATATTTTATTTCCATTTGCGAAAACCTCCTTTGCTTTCGGTAGTACATATATCACTCTGAACGCCTGAAATAGCAAGTGTTATTTTGATATTTTCGCTGTAAAAATATGCCGTATCACTTAGTATCTAACTGTGCAAAGTATGCGATACCCGAAAGGACGAACACCACGCAAGGAAGCGCCACGCCATTGCCCCACATCTTATATTCCGCGGAGTCCGAATGAGGACTTTCAAGCCATTTTTTTATCTGCTTTGAGGTCTTTGGCTTTGCATCCGGCTTTGTAACATTTCTCCATTCTTCAAATGCCTTATACCAAAAGTACATCTCTTCATCTGTCGGCTTTTCGGTTTCAAGGCAGGCGCACCACCAGTCGGGAAAGCCCTGCAGCCTTGCGCACTCTGTTGGCATCAGCCTTCTTACGATATAGTCAGGCTCTTCCGATACCGTTGGCGGATCTTTGTAATCTGTGACAACAAGAGTATCTGTTGCCGCCTCATCGGTAAAGCTTGTATGAAAGGAGTTCTTACTGGAGTGGTAAATGGGGTGGCTGACCGCTCCCGGTCCTTTTGCCACAATAGTAGGTTCAACTTCCTCCTCTACAGCAATGCCGAACTTAGCGTTCTGTCCCATGTTGTAGGTGGCGCGGTCAATCCCGTAAGCTACGCCGTGCTGCTCAGTAGCGTTCAACGTAAAGCTGACATCGCCTTCGGCATATCCACTGCCTTTGTGGGACGGTCTTGCTCCGTTTCCCTCGATTGCGACAACCGCCATACCGCCCTGATTGCAGGTGGGATTTCCGCCATTAGCGTCAAGGGTGCGGGTTGTATCCGCCTCATAAAATCCGCTTTTCGGATTACCTGACTTCATGGCGTTGCTGTCTTTGGAACAGATGCCGTAAACCTTCGGTTCAAAAAGCGTCTGATCGTTGTTACACCCAATCGTAGCTGATTTATTTTTCTGGATCAGCGCGCCTTTTCCGCCGCCTTCGCATCCGCTTCTTATTTTAAGAAGCAGCGGGACATTGTTCCCGCCCGTTCCCATGCGGGAGGTAAGCGTCTGAACCGTTCCGTCAGAGGATAATTTTACACGGCTGTCTGTAGGATGATTTTCTAAGATTGCAGCAGCAGGACGGGCTCCCGCCCGAAGCGTGGGAAAAGTTTCTTCCTCAAATCCTATGCTTCTTGACTTTGCCGAATGCTCGGTGCCAAATCCCGCCGCTTCTAAAACGACCGGAGGATGATGCGCTTCCGCTCTTAGCGTACTCGTCACATCTTCCATCACATCCATCCTTTGGCCGCCCTGATCGTTTAAGCAGATTTTGCCTGTTTCTCCAGCGCTCGCTTCAAAACATCCGGCAGCTCCTTGCCACGCTCGGAAGCTCTGCGCAGTATACCCAGACACGCCCTCTGACTCAAATAATATTTTTCCGGCGCATTCGCCTCTAAAATCTGCGACAAGAAAGATTCGTTTTCTTCTTTGGGGTACTCCGAAGTATTGAGCGTCAAGCACTCTCCAGGCGATGGAGTAACCATCTCCCAGGATAAGTCCTGCATGAAGCCACTTCTTAGCCGAAGGAACAGATGCGGTTTCGTCTTTGATACGGCAGATGCTTTCGAGGACAAGTCTAAAGTCCTCACCTTTGTTTGAGGAGAAGGCCCCAGGCACATTCTCCCACACGATATATCTTGGATATTTGCCATTTGTTTTCTCCCTCATTTCTTTTACGATTCTTATGGCTTCATAAAAAAGTCCGGAGCGGTTTCCGGTAAGCCCTTCTCTTTTTCCCGCAATGCTCATATCCTGGCAGGGCGAGCCGAATGTGATGATATCCACCGGCTCTATCTCTTTGCCATCCATCTTTGAAACATCGCCGTAGTGTTTCATAAAAGGCAGCCTTTTCGTCGTCACTCTTATAGGAAACGGCTCAATCTCCGATGCCCAAAGAGGGGTAATGCCGGAAATTAAGCCGCCAAGAGGAAAACCGCCCGAGCCGTCAAACAGGCTCCCAAGCGTTAAATTATTCATCATTTACCTCCACTTCCTTGAAGGCGTAGGTTTTGCCGGATCGAACCACGGACACGTTTTCCGATGTTCCGACCTGCTCGATGTAGCGTTTTACGATGACATCGCAGTATTTTTCATCAAGCTCAATGGTGAAGCAGCTTCTGTCAATCTGTTCACAGGCGATAAGAGTTGAGCCGCTTCCTCCGAACGGATCGAGAACCAGCGTATTGCTCATGGATGAATTCTGAATCGGATAAGCAAGAAGCGGAACAGGCTTCATGGTCGGATGATCCGTGTTCTTTTTTGTCTTTTCAAACTCCCAGATCGTGGTCTGTTTTCTATCCGAATACCACTGATGCTTACCGTTTTTCTTCCAGCCATAAAGGCAAGGCTCATGCTGCCACTGATAAGGAGAGCGTCCCAGCACCAGGCTCGGCTTTTTCCATATACAGCATCCTGATAGATAGAATCCCGCATCCGAGAAAGCCTTTCTGAAATTAAGTCCCTCTGTATCCGCATGGAACACATAAATTGAGGCATCGTCCGCCATAACCTTTTCAATATTAGAAAAAGCATCAAGCAGAAACTGATAGAATTTGCTATCCGCCATGTTGTCGTTTTTTATTTTTCCGGCAGCGCCTTCGTAGTTCACATTGTAGGGAGGATCAGTCAGAACAAGGTTCGCCTTTTTACCCTGCCTGAGCGTTTCGTAACTTTCCGCCTTTGTGGAATCACCGCAGAAAAGCCTGTGTCTCCCAAGCGTCCATACATCACCTGCTTTTGAAAAGGTGGGTTTGTTAAGCTCTTCATCCACGTCAAAGTCATCTTCCCTGGTTTCCGTGCCATCATCAAAGAGCTTTGAGAGTTCCTTTTCATCAAAACCTGTAAGCGAAAGGTCAAACGCCTCCGCCTGCAGCGCCTCGATTTCCACCCTTAAAAGTTTCTCGTCCCAGCCGGCGTCCATCGCCATGCGGTTATCCGCAATTATATAGGCTTTCTTTTGAGCTTCGGATAAGTGATCCGCAAAAACGCACGGCACCTTATCTATCCTTTCTTCCTTTGCCGCAAGAATACGGCCGTGGCCGGCAATAACGCCAAAGTCACGGTCGATGATGACAGGATTGATAAAGCCGAATTCTCTGATGGAAGAACGGAGCTTATTGATCTGTTCCGGGGAGTGGGTGCGGGCGTTGTTCACATACGGCACCAGTTTTTCTATCGGAACAAGCTGCATTTCACTTGTGGTTTTCATTTCTAATAAGCCCCCATTCAGCAAATTTTTCAAAACCGCCTAAAGCCTTGATATACTCCCTTGCTATCTCCACGATTTCCGCATAAGGCTTTCCGTCCACTTCCTCATCTCCGATGGAACAGGAAAATTCCACAGTCTTTCCCGTTTCCTGCGCTTTTAGAAAAGCGTAGATGTTTACGCTGACGTCTGCTTTGGATAAATCCTTGCCGTGAAGCCCGCCGCCTGTTACAGAGTCGCCCATATCGCTCCCAAGCTTTCTGTTGGCAGCGCCGGAGTCCACATCCGTGCCGCCCGTCCACTCACCCAGCGGATTGATGATGGCTTTCGGATAGCTTTTCTTTAGCTCCTCTGCTTTTGCGTTGCTCTGGCAGATGGTCAGCTTTCCGCCAGAAAGTATATATTTGCCGTCACAGAGATATTTCTGATAGATTAAAGCCGCAATACCCGTGAGCTTTTTCTGCTCCTCTGTCACAGGCATTCCTTTGAATATGCCGTTATCTCCGCAGCGAAGTTTGTCCTTTTGATTTTCCGAAAGATGCGTATCCTGCGCTACTTCCTGATATCCGACTTTTACATCGCCCGCGATGCGTCTTACGATGTCCGTTACTTCCGTGCGGTTAATATGCACGCTGGTTTCAGCTATGATATGGCAAATGCCGTGTCCGACGAGAACCTCAACGGCGATCCCCGGATTTTCTTCTTTCCTGTATGCGGCATCCACCACCGCGCCGGCTATGCGGTCTGCGATTTTGTCGGGATGCGCGGGATTAACTTTTTCAAACATGATTAGATTCCCTTTCTCTGATGCAGTATTTTCTCCAGATCATCGTTAGGGTTTGCTCCCGTAAAATCCACAGAGCAGTTCTCCTTGATAATCTGCATGATGGCATCCCATTGCCTGGTTGCCTGATTCATATAGTTGATTCCGATATTGATAAACGGTGAGGTGGACGGCTTGCCGGTTGTGGGATGCCTTGAAAGAAAGCCCAGCTCATTTGTCATCTTCTCGCACTGAAGCCATCTCGCGCGGCACATGGCGTACTGCTCTATGACCTGCGGTGAGATATACGCGGTGGCATTCAGCTTCTCCAGCCATTTCCAAACCGCTTCATATATCTCGGCGGCTTTGAGCGTAGTGCCGTCCTTTTGCGGAGCGGAAAGGATCTCATCCGGCTTTGGCATTTCGCTTCCTTCCATATCCGGGATATCCAAAACGGTGAGTTTCCTGCCGCCGGGATTTCCTGATGCTGCTTTTTCAAGAACGCTTTTGGCTTTCCGTCCTGCGCCCGGTCTTTTGCCGCCGCGACCGCCCGTATTATTCGATTTTGTCGGCACTTTCTCACCGCCTTTCTGTTCTGATTTTTTGCGCTGGGACCTATTGCCCTTTTGATTTCGCTTTTTGTTCACACGAAGCCCCGCGCCGTTTTCCGCAGGAGAAGGCTGTAGAGATTTTTGTCCCCCTACCGGTCACCGCGTTCTTTATGAATTTTCTCGTGACAGCTTCTGCATAGACTCATAAGGTTAGCCTCCTCATGCGTTCCGCCTTCCGAGAGAGGAATGATATGGTGGACTTCCTCCGCCTTGATGTATCTCTTGTTTGTAAGGCACATCTCACAGAGCGGATGCCGACCTATATATCTGTCACGGATTCTTTTCCAGGCTCTTCCGTATCGTTTGCCCGAGGAGTAACCGCGCTGGAACTTCTCGTAGTGCCTTTGCATTACTTTTTCATGTTCCTCGCAGTAAACGCCGTCCGTTAGGTTGGGACAGCCGGGGTAGCGGCATGGCCGCTTTGGTTTTCTTGGCATGCGCGCCTCCTTTCGCCCATAAGAAAAGCCCCACGGGATTTCTCCTGTGAGGCCTTATTCATCGTTCAATTTTGCTGATTTTACTATATCACAATGTCCACATGGGCATCTTGTGACATTTGCGGACATTTCGGGCGCATTTTATATTTCGACAGGATTTTCCGGCAGCCTTACATGCTGAAGCGCCGATCCGTGCCACCTTCTTACCGTCCGGGAATCGGCATGCAGTTCGTTTCCGATCTGCTCCCACGTATAGTTGTGGATATAACGGTATTTGAGAACAAGCCGTTCGTCCGTATCCTCCACGGTCGAGATAACGCCCCGTATCTCCTTCTTCAGTTCCACAAGCAAATCAATCTCCTTGTTTATCTTTTCTTCCAGATCGATGATCTTTTCAATGCATCTAACGAACGGCGCATCGCGTTTTCTTGAGGTCTGCACCCTCTCCGTCAGCAGCGGAGAGGATACGGACGATGACATTTCACGAAGCGCCGTCACTTCTTCCAGGTTGCTGTTTATTCTTTGATCCAGACGATATGCCTGGTAAAAATATTCCTTTACTGTCATGAGATTTCCTCCTCCTTAAGTTTCGTAAGCAGCATCTCTCCATTAATTGATGTGAGCGATGCGTACCAACCGGAACGAAAGAACCTCTCGAGGTCTTCTGCCATGAGCTTCGCGTTCTTGTTCTTCGGGTTGTGTTTCAGTTTTTTCCTTGCCGCGCGATAATCCTTCACCGCCTGCAGAACGATGGCGCAGGCAAGATTTTCATATGGGTCTATCATCTTTCCACCGCCAGACTCGCCTTGACAGCGTCAATCAGTGCATTCTGAGTTTTCTCTTTTTTACGAAGCGCCTTCATGACCTGTTCATCAATCGTGTCTTTAGCGATGATGTGATGAATAACGACCGTTTCCGTCTGTCCCTGCCTGTAAAGTCTCGCATTCGTCTGCTGATACAGTTCGAGACTCCATGTAAGCCCAAACCATATAAGCGTGGAACCGCCGGCCTGAAGATTCAATCCGTGACCTGCTGATGCCGGATGAATGATGGCCGCAGGGATTTTTCCTGTGTTCCATTCTTCGATATCCTTAGGTTCCTTAATCTCACGGACACAGAATCTTTCCTTCATTCGTTTGGCATCGTGCTGATACCAGTAGGCGATGAGGACAGGCTTTCCATTCGCCGCTTCCAGAAGATCTTCCAGCGCTTCAAGCTTTCGATCATGGATGCGGATTACATTCTTATCCTCGTCATAGACCGCTCCGTTTGCCATCTGCAGAAGTTTCCCGGAAAGAACGGCCGCGTTCGCCGCATCTATTTCCTTGTCCTTGATTTTCGCCACCATGTCTTCTTTGAATCGTTCATACACTTCTGATTCTTTCTCGTCCATGCGTACTGGAACTTCATTGATCACGCAATCAGGGAGTTTGAGATAATCGCATGATTTCATGGAAATCGTGATATCAGATATTCTCTGATAGATGGCTTCCTCCGCTCCCGGAAGCGGCTTATATGAAAAGATGACCTCGCCGTTTCTCTTATCCGGGATAAAATAGACGTTTCTATAGCGCGTGATATATCTTCCCAGTCTTTCGCCAAGATCGAGAATGCGAAACTCCGCCCATAAATCCATAAGTCCGTTGCTTGAGGGAGTTCCCGTAAGTCCCACGATTCGTTTCACCTTTGGTCTTGCCTTTAAAAGACTTTTAAATCGTTTCGCCTGATTGGACTTAAAGGATGACAGCTCGTCTATCACTACCATATCGAAGTCAAACGGTATGCCGCTCTTCGTGATAAGCCAGTCCACATTTTCCCGGTTGATGATATAGATATCCGCCGTTTGCATAAGAGCCGCTTTGCGCTCCACCTCCGATCCGACCGCCACGGAATACATAAGCCCTTCAAGGTGATCCCATTTCTTTATTTCCGACGGCCATGTGTTTTTCGCCACTCTAAGCGGCGCGACAACAAGCGTTTTTCTTATAAGAAACCGGTCGAGGCACAGGTCAAACAGTGCGGTAAGCGTGATTGCGGTCTTGCCTAACCTAAGCCCATATCAAGAAATATCGCGGCAATTGGATGAGTTTCGATATAGTCGATCGCGTACCGCTGATAATCATGTGCTATGAACTTCATTCGGCATCACCTCCCATCTGTATATTTTTTATGACTCCTTCAATTTGCTCCGGTTCGTCAATCACGTAGACCTGAAAGCCAAGACTCTGCAGCTGCTTTATGCGTCTTGCCTGCAAAGGTCTCGGCTCTTTCCCCGGAGCTTTTACTTCCGCAAAAGCCAAGCGGCCTTTCGGAAACAGGATGATGCGGTCAGGCACGCCATCAAGACCGGGACTTATAAACTTAGGAGCAAGACCGCCGGACTTCCTTACTGCCTCCGCCAGCTTCTTTTCAATATCTCTTTCCCGTAAAGAGTTCATCCGCAGCCTCCCTTGCCATTTCAATTATCTTTTTGTCCACACCATTTCTCGGCGCATCCTCTACATTTCCGTAAAACACATCGGTATATTCATTTGAGATATTCGGATAATCACAGAACATGTTATCCTCAGCTTTTGAACAGACTTCATCGATCCTGTTCATTGCCCGCATCAGTTTATCCTGGTCTGACGCGGACAGCACATAGCCGATATCGGTGATCATTTTCGCTCCCAGGTTCTTAAACAGGCGCATCTCAGCTCCCGCTTTCATGTATTTTTCCATTGTTCTTTCTTTTTTGCTTACCATGATGAATCCTCCGTTTATTTATTTAGGACGGGACGGACAAGTGGCCAAAAATCCCTTTACGCGCGAAATACGCGTGTTACGGGTATGCTATAGTTAATAAATAACGATTTGATTTAATATAGAAATTCCTGTCCTGTCCGTCCCATCCTGTCCCAATCCGCTGTTTTCAAGGGGGACAACTTTTTGACGGCGGGGCAACCCATGGTAAATTGTTCCGGCAGCTACCGCAGAA